ATGTCTCTCAAAGCAGTTTCCATCGGCTCGGCTGGCGCGACCGGCCAGCTGATCCAGATCACTGGTGCCACCAACGCCACGCCCATCGTCATCACCGTGAGCGCCAACAGCGGACTGAAGAGCGCTGACCGGATCGCCATCGCGGGCGTCACGGGCAACACCGGCGCCAACGGCGAGTTCACCCTGCAGGCGCTGTCGGCAACCACCTTCGCGCTGCTCGGCTCGGTCGGCAATGGCACGTTTGGCGGCACGCCACGCGTTGCGCTGATCTTTGACAAGACGCCAACGATGCGCGACCACTCCGGCCTGCTGCTCACCGGCGGCAATGGCGTGGCCACGCTGCTGCTTGAGGCCTTCGGCTCCTATGACGAGTTCGCTGCCGGAGACAACTCCAAGGGCGGTGCGGTCGTGGCGCCGCTGGCATCCTCGGCCTTCAGCTTCGTGACCAACACGAACGCCAGCTCGGCCAGCACCAGCACCGTGGCCAGCTCCAGCATCGTCCTGGCCGCCACCGCAGAGGGCACGCCCTTCGAGATCAAGATCCCGCGCTACCTGCGGGCCAGCTTGAGCGCGTACACCTCGGGCACCGTGAACGGCGTGGTCACCGCCTGAAGCCATGCCCGCCGTAGCACGCCGCGAGGAAGGGGCCGACCGCGTTGTGTCGGACGGCGACAAGGCGCTTGCCAGTCAATGGCAGAAGCGCATTGACGCCGCCCGCCAGCGCCACGCCAAGCAGATCAAACAGTTCGACATCAACCGTCAGCTGCTGCGCGGCAAGGACCGCAACGGCAAGAAGCTGGAGCAAAACCTCTTCTTCGCCAACCTCGCGGCGATGCGACCCCAGGTCTATGCCAAAGACCCGGAATACGCCGTTACGCCCACCAAGGCCGTGGCCGAGAGCCAACTCACGGCGGCCAAGCGCTTCTCCGAGACCGCCGAGGCGGTGCTGGGGCGCTGCCTGGTCAAGGACTCATCCCTCAAGAAGCGGGCTAAGCGCTTGGTCAACAGCGCTTACACCACCTCGGTGGGCTGGCTCAAGAACTCGTGGCAGGACGGGGACACCAAGGTGAACCCGATCATCGAGAACCAGCTGAAAGACAGCCAGGACAATCTGGACCGGCTGCAGATGCTGCGGGACAAGGCGGCGGACGAGGCATCAGGCCGCGACCACGACCTGCAGATGGCCCAGATCCGGGAAATGATGGCCGGCCTGCAGGCCAAGGCCGAGGTGGTGGTCAACCGTGGTCTGACGCTGGATTTCGTGAAGCCCGAAGACCTGATGTGTCTGGACGAGTCCGTCGACGAGTTCGGCGACTACCTGCGTGCGTCGGCCTTGGCCCACGGCGTCTGGATGACCAAAGACACCTTTCGAACCCGGTTTGGGTACGAAGCTGGCAAGGCCAAGGGCTTCGCAGCGTCGGACCAAGCCATCATGCCCACCCAGGCTGACCAGCAGGACGAGAACAAGCGTGCCAACCTGCTGCGCGTCTGGGAGATCTGGGACCAGGACAGCAATCGGGTGTTCACGATCTGCGAAGGCGAGCCCGGCTTTTGCCGTGAGCCGTTCACGCCGACCTGGACGGGCCGCCGGTGGTATCCATTTTTTGGCCTGGCCTGGAACGAGGCCGAAGGCAGCTTCTACCCCTTGAGCGACGTCGAGCTCACCGAGCCGCAGATCCTTGAGATCAACAAGGCCCAGCGGGATTTCGAGCGCGACCGAAAGGCGTCGCTGCCCGTCAACGTGGTGCGCAAGGGTGGGGCGCTGACGCCCACCGACGTCGAGAGGCTGAAGAACCGCGACGGCCTCGACTTCATCATGATCGAGGGCGTGGGCGGCCAGCCAATCCAGAACGACTTGTTCATGGGCCAGCTGACACAGTTGCGCGCCGAGAACTACGACACCACTGCCGCCCGGTCGTTCATGGAAATGATCGTTGGCGGCGGCGACGCGGCCCGCGGCACGGTCATGAAGGCCAAGACCGCCACCGAAGCCGAGATCATGAGCCAGGGCCTGCGCGGTCGCAGCGCCGAGCGGCAGGACGTGATCGAGGACCTGCTCACCGAGCTGGGCGAATACAGCCTGCAGATCTGCCTTCGCATGCTGACGCCCGAAGAGGTGCAGCGGATTGCCGGGCCAGACGCATTCTGGCCGGTGATGTCGCCGGACGACATTTTCGAGCTCATCAGCGTCGAGGTGCGCGCGGGCTCCACCGGCAAGCCGGACCGCCTTCAGAACCAAGACCGCTGGACGAAGCTGATGCCCGTGGTCGAGAAGACGATGGAGCAGGTGGCGCAGCTGCGGCAGAACGGCCAAGGCCAGCTTGCCGAGGCACTGATTGCCCTGTTGCGCTAGACGTTGCGGCAGTTCGACGAGAGGCTCGACTTGGAGCAGTTCTTCCCGACGCCTAAGCCGGGCGAGCAGCCACAGGGGGGTGCAGATCCAGCCGCCGCCGAGAAGCTCAAGGCGGCCATGGAGCAGATCGCGGCGCTGCAGGAAGAGGTGGAGCGCCTCAAGGCCGAGGAGGCCAAGCAGAAGCTCGACGACGAGAAGTCCAAGCGCGACACGGCCGCCAAGCTGGCCTTGGCCACGCAGCCGAGCCTGGCCATTCAGGCCTTTGGGCTCGCCACCGATGCGGTGAATGCACAGCCGGTGGTGCTGCCCCAAGGCATGCCGTCGGAGCCGCCAGAGCTGCCCATGCAGCCGCCTGCAAACGTTGAACAAACGCAAGGCATGCCGCCAGAGACTGTGCCCGTTGAACAACCCGAGGCCATGCCAATGAGCGGGCCCGACATGCCACCAACCGCCGAGACGCCGCCATGAAGCTGAAATTCCTTGCCTTGCGACTGATGCGCCCGACCGAGGGAGATGAGGGCGGCGGCGGCTTCGACACCGAACAGCAGGATGCAGCCGTCTCCCAGGGGCTCGACGAAGGTGGCGACACCGGCGCCGAGACCCCTGCGGCTGCGCCCACCGACGCCGACAAGCCGGCGTCCATGCTCGACGCGATCAATCAGGCGTTGGAGACCCCCGAGCAGAAGGCCGAGCGGCTGCGCGACGAGAAGGGCCGGTTCGCGGCCAAGACCGATGAGCAGCTGGCCGCCGACGCGGCCAAGCCCAAGCTGCCCGGCGCCCAGACGCCGCCGGCAGCCAAGGACCCGAACGCGCCCAAGCCGCCGCAGGACGACCTGCAGATGCCCGAGGGCTTGCAGCCCAAGGCGCAGCAGCGTTTCCAGACCATGGCCAACGAGCTGCGCGAGCTGCGGCCGATGCGCGAGCGCGTGGCCGAACTGGACAACCAGGTCAGCTATGTGAAACAGGCGTTCCGTGAGCACGCGGTCAAGCCTGAGCAATTCGAACGGGCCACGGCCGTCATCGGCATGATGAACCGCGGCGACCTGGAGGGCGCCCTGCAGGTACTGGACAAACAGCGCGCCATGATCGCGCTGGCCATTGGCCGTCCGCTCGAAGAGACCGACCCGTTGGCCCAGTTCCCAGACTTGCGCCAGGCCGTGGACAACATGCAGATCACCACCGGCCACGCCATGGAGATCGCCAGGGCCCGCTTTACGCAGCACGCCGGTCACCAGCAGCGCGAACAGGAAACCCAGCAGCAGCAAGCGCAGCAGGCTGCCCAGCAGGAACACCAGCAGGCCCAGCTTGCCGTGGACGCCGTGTGCAGACGCTTGCAGGCCGTCGACATGGACTACCCGGCCATCGAGGCCAAGCTGATCCCCGAACTCGGAAACATTTTGGCGGGTGTGCACCCCAGCCAGTGGGCCCAGAAGGTTGAAACCCAGTACCGCCTGCTCAAGCAGATGGCTGGTGCTCAGCGTCAGATCCCCACCGGCACCTCAGCGCTTCGTCCCACGGGGCAGGCATCGCCGAAGGCTCAGCCGAAGTCGATGTTCGAAGCAATGTTCGGCGAATCACCCGGAGCTTGATCGCGCAGTTGCTCAGCGCAGGCCGCCGCGGGCCTTGATCGCGGCAGGTGTGAGCCCGGTTCACCGCGGGCATGTCGGACGTATGCGAGTCGTCACCGCAAACAGGCGCCCACCAGGCGCTCCTTCATGCCTTGGAGACCCATCATGCCTTTTTCCGCACAAGACATTCAAGACGCCGGCAAGGTCGGCATCGACTTCTACCTGGGCAACAAGCCCGTCGACCAGGTGGCCCTGGACCGCCCCCTTTTGAAGGCCCTGGTGGCCAAGAAGAAGACGGCCCCCGGCGCCAAGCAGTTCATCGTCGAGCAGCTGCGCGCCCGCTACCAGTCGAACTTCCAGTGGTTCAACGGTTCGCAGATCGTCACCTACAACCGCCGGCAGACCATCGAGCAAGCCAACTTTGCATGGCGCTCGGCCCACGACGGCCTGGCCCTGGACGAAGACCGCCTGGTGCAGAACGGCATCAAGGTGACCGACGACAGCGAGTCGGTGGCCACCAACGCCGAGAAATTCCAGCTGACGAACCTGCTGGAAGAGCAGTCGGAAGTGCTGCGCCTGGGCTTCCAAGAGCAGTTCAGCTACTCGCTGCACCTCGACGGCTCGCAAAGCCCTGACGCCATCGCTGGCCTGGATGCGCTGATCTCGCTGACGCCCACCACCGGTGTCGTCGGTGGCATCGACCGCTCGCTGGCCCAGAACGCCTTCTGGCGCAACAACGTGGCCACGGGCCTGACCACCACGACTGGCACCGGAACCATCTTGAACTCGATGGAAGTCACGTGGCGCAACTGCATGCGCAACGGCGGCGGCAAGCCCGACCTGATCCTGGCCGGCTCGACGTTCCTGGACGGCTATCGGAACTTCCTGACCAACAGCTACGGCCGCATGGATTACGGCCCCTCGGGCTTCAAGACTGTGGAAGCCGGCACCGAGACCATGACGTTCAAGGGCGTGCCGGTGCAGTGGTCGCCTGAGTTCGCCGAGCTGGACAGCCGCTATGCGCCCGCCACGCCGTGGGAGAAGCGCTGCTACTTCATCAACACCAGTCACCTGAAGCTGCGCCCGATCGAAGGCCAGGACATGGTGAACCGCAAGCCCCCGCGCGCCTATGACCGGTACGAGTACTACTGGGCCATCACGTGGCGCGGTGCTCTGACCATGAACATGGCCTCGTCCATGGCGGTGCTGGCGGTTGCGTGACGTTTGACCCGGGCGCTTCGGTGCCCGGCAGGGGCCGGTCCCTGGCGGTGGCCGGCCCTTCTTGGGCTGCTGTCTTGGCCCTTTTTTGAACCGCCGCTCACAACAAGGAACACCCCATGACCGCCCTTCGCAAACTCGCACCCGAGAAGCAGCTTTCGCGCCGCGTCTACGTGAACATCACCCGCGACATGACGCAGACCATCTCCAAGGTGGTCTGGCAGCACGAGCTGCCGCTGCTCGAGATCATCCACGGCGTGGACCGCGAGGGTGAGGACGATGACGAGGTGGGTGAGGGCATGTCGGCAGCCTCTGGTCTGAAGCTGGTCGACCCGGCCAAGCTTGACGAGGGCTACAAGGACAAGGTGAGCGTCGAGCTCCTGCCTTACAACAAGAAGCAGGACCGCATCCCGCGGCCCAGCGAGGCCCACCGCATCGGCTGGGTGTTTGTCGGCTCGCCGCGGCTTGAATACCAGCGCCTTGCTGGCGTGTACGACAAACACCCAGAGGTCAACGTCTCCAACGCCGAGTACATCTACGGCCGCTTCCGCGAAGGCCGCTTCACGGCCGCCCTGGGCAAGCCCGAGTTCAGCGACTTGCCAGAAGCGCAGCTGGCGAGCCTGGCGCTCGACTACGGCGCGACCGTCGAGCAGCTGGCCGAGACCAGCGGCCGTGACGCGCTGACGAAGCTGTGCCGCGAGCTCGGCGTGCAACTGGGCTGATGCCATGCCGTACCGCACCCTTGGCGAACTGCGCAGCGAGCTCCTGGCCAGGCTGGGCATGGGCGGCATGGGTGCCTCCGGCGGCTCCAACCAGGTGTCGATGGACTCTTACCTGCGCAACGGGCAGCACCAGCTGTACTGGACGCAGGAATGGCGCCGCCTGACCGCCTACGCTGAGGTCACGACGGGCATCGGCCAGAACCAGTACGACTACCCAGACGGCTGCGCGCGCGACCAGCGCATCTTGCGGATCGAGACGACGATCTCTGGCCAGTACCTGAAGCTGCGCGAAGGCATCAGCACCAGCGAGTGGTCCAACATGGATACGCAGGGCGACCCTCAGCGCTTCGAGCGGTTCGAGCAGATCCTGGTCTACCCGAAGAGCAATTCGGCCTACACGCTGCGGATTTGGTACATCCGCGACCTGGGCCGGTTCACCGAGGACGGGGACCGCGCGACCCTCGACGACGAGATGATCCTGCTGCACGCGCTGGCCAACGCGAAGGCGCATTACCGGCAGCCGGACGCGGCCGGGTACCAGAGCCAGCTGAACAGCTTGCTTGGCAGCCTGCGCGGCCAGTCGTTCGGCAGCGACGGCGTTTACAGCCGCGACGACGTGCCAATGAGCGAGCGGCGCCCGCTTGTCGTCGGCCGGGACGTTTGAGCCATGCCGGCCATCACCTTCGGCGACTTCAGTGGCGGCTTGGACCGCCGGCTGCCGATCACGGTCCAGGAGTCGAACCGGCTGTGGACGCTGAAGAACGCGTTCGTCACCACCGGCAAGAAGATCGCCAAGCGCCGCGGCCTGCGCGCACTGGCTGGCAGCCTGGTGGGGCCCAGCGGCGAGAAGACGTTCGGCCTGCACAACATCAACGGCGCGCTGACGGTCTTCAGCGAGTCGGCTGCGGCCTGGTCCCTGCCGGCGCCAGTGCAAAAGCTGGTGACGTCGGCTGTGGCTGACCCCGGTTGGACGCTCGCCGACTCGGTGTTCGGAGCGACTTACCAGTCGTTTGCCTACTTCGTCGGCAAGTACACCAACGGCGCCCAGGTGCGCTACTACCACCACCTGTTCGACGGGGCACCCTCGACGCAGATCACAACGCTGCCGGGGACGGTTGTCACCACCGGCTCGAAGGCTCCAGGCATCACGGTGATGGCCTCGCGGGTTTTCGTCACCTCGGGCGATGGCCGCTTGGTCTATTACTGCGCCGCCGGCAATGCGCGGGACTGGACCACAGCCAACGACGCGGGCAGCCTGGCCGTTGCGTTGCAGAACAACGTCGCCACGGGCGCCGCAGCCCTGGGCAACTTCCAGGACAAGCTGGCGGTGATGTTTTCCGACTCGGTGCAGACGTGGAACATCTTCGTCGACCCGGCCCAGAACGCGATCGATCGTCGCATTTACGGGGTGGGCTCGGCGGCGCCGTACTCACTGGCCAGCTTCGGCAACGATCTGGTGTTCCTGAGCCCCAGCGGCTTCCGCTCGTTGAGCGTGGCCTCCATCTCCGACCGCATCGACGATCGGGACGTTGGCGTGCCCGTGGACAAGCTGGTGGTGCCGGACATTGCGGCCTGCCTCGCTCAGCAGAGCCCGCCCGACGCGCCAGGCGTGGCCGCTGTGGCCATTGAGCGATTCCAGAGCCTCTGGATTCCGCAGCTCGGGCAGTACTGGTGCTGGATGCCCATGGCGACCACCACCAGGGTGTGGGCCTACACCTACTCGAAGCTGTCGAAGCTCGCGTGCTGGTCGCAATTCGACTTTCCGTTTGTCATGACAGGCGTGGCCATTGCGGCCGGCACGGTCTACGTGCGCTCAGCCACCAAGCTCTACGAACTGACGGACGAGGTGTATACGGACGACGGCACGTTGATCGATGTCGAGGTGCAGATGGCGTTCCAGGATGCCAAGACGCCAGGCGTGCAAAAGCAGATCTACGGCGCGGACTTCGTGATCGAGGGGACGGCCGAGGTCGCCTACAAATTCGATCCCCGCGACCAAACGAAAGAGACGGTGCCGCAGACCATCACCGGCGACACCCGTCCGGGCGACATGGTGCCCGTCGAGGTCGTCAGCCCGTGCATCGCACCTGTCTTCCGGCAGTCCGCAGACGCGCCGCTTGAGATCGACGCGCTGACGCTTTACTACAACCTCCTGGCCACGGTGTGACATGCGCGAGCTCACCCTCTCCGACGCCCTCGCCGTGGTGCGTGACATGCGGCTGGAGGACCGGGCGTGCGTGGCCGCGATGAATCCAGGCCTCACCGACGAGCAGTTCGCCGTGAACCGGTGGCAGACGCACGGCCCGGCCTGGGTGATCGACGACGACCACGGCGCTCCGGTGGCGATCGGTGGGGTGTCCTTCCAGACCGATTGGCTGGGGGTCTTCTGGTTTGTCGCCACGCCCCGCATGCGGCCAAAACATTGGAAAAACACGATCCGCAATCTGGACACTGTGCTCGCACGCGCGCAAGAAAAAGGCAACCCGTATTTCAAGCGCCGGCTTGAGGCCTACACCCTCGGCGGCTGGGAAGAGGCGGCACGGTTCGCAGCCAGTCGCTTTGAGTTTGAGGGCACCAAGCGCGGTGCCGGCGCGAACGGCGAAGACATTTTGATGTGGGCCCGTGTGGCACCTTGAAGGGACAGAAATGGCGATCAACAACCATGCATGGCGGGTGGGCTACGGGTCCAACGCGCCATTCGGCCGCAGCAAACGGGCAACTTACAAGCCCATGGGCACGCCAGAGTTGTCCGGCACTGCCGGGCTCACGCGGCACATTGCCATTTCGCTCGGGACGCGGTTTGTGGGTCTCACTGTGCGCTTGTACAACGCGCACACCAGCGCGGTGACCTACTCGGCCTCGGTCTGTGCGCCCGACGTTCAGGCGGCTGGTGCATACAGCGACCAGGCCTGGACGCGCGTGCTGTTCGGCGGTGCAAACACCGTGTCGGTTCCTGCAGCAACCGCGGTCATTCCCAACGGCGTGCTCGGGAGCGTGGAGAGTGACCTTGTGCCCGTCGAATCAGGCCTGGCGCAGATCATCTGTGGGCGGACCTACTGCAACTCGGCCAACAACAGCCGATTCATCGCCGGTATCACGCCTTCGATGAATCTGCCGGTGCACGGCTTCGAGACGTACTGGCAAAACGGCGTTGACGGTGTGAGCGATCCAACAGCACTGAACGCTGCCCAAGGCATCAACACGGGTCCGCCCATGGCGTTCCGCCTCTACACGCGCGCCGACGTCTGCAAAGTGGCGATCTTCGGGGCAAGCACGGGCGACGGCTACGGCGACGCGGTGGGAGCCGGCTGGGCAACGCGAGCCCGCGAGCTGATGCGTGCCCAGGGCAAACACGTGGCCATCGAGCAGCACTCTGTGTACGGCTCGAATACGGCGAGCCACATGGCCCGGGCGCGCGTCATGATCCCGCTGACCATGCCGGACGTCTGCGTGTTTGACGTGACGGTCAGCAACGACAGCGGGGACGCGGACTGGAACACGCCTGCGTACCTCGCACGGCGCCGCTCCGAGCTCTATGAGGCCGTCGAACTGGCACGCCAGTACGGCGCGGTGCCGGTGTTCCTGACCTATCACGCCCCGGTGGGCTACAGCGGCACCCAAAACGACTACCGCAAGCAGCTGGTTGAAACAATCCGCGCGGGCGCCAACGAGGGTCACTGGGTGGCTTTCGACATCGCCAAGTCGTGGACGGACGAGACCCAGGCGGTCGGGGCCTGGATTGGTGGCAGCGCCTTCACGGACGATGGTGCTCACGGCAATGCCGCGGGCCAAAACAACATCGCCCGACGCTTCGTGCGCACGCTCGAATCTGTCCTCAACCCCTGAAGGTGAGCACCATGCCGGTCGGATCAGTTGGAGCGGGTGGACAGTGGCGCGAAGTGCCGGACGTGCCCGCCGAGCCCGCCGCTGGCGGCGCAGCACCGCCAGCCGCCGTGTCGAGTCTGCCGGCCGGTGAGCGCGCCGGCGCGCGGCGCGTGGCCACCAACCTCGGCCCAGCGCCTGGCACCGAGGTCGTGTTCAGCGGCTCGCGCTGGCGCCCGGTGGCGCCGGTGGTGCTGCTGACGCAAAACACCTTTATGGCCAAGACTGACGCCGACGCCAATTGGCAAACCGGCGTCTCGGTGACGTTGCCGGCGGGGCTGGTCGGGCCCGGCACGGCCCTGCGGTGCGACTACATGCTGTCCTGCAGTGCCAGCGTGCTCGGCGCCAAGGAGATCCGGTGGCTGTGGGGTGGCCAGGTGGTCAACATGCAGTCTTTCGGCCTGGAGCAGGACTTTCGCGGGCTGTTCCAAGCCCAGGCGCTCGGCGCCAACAGCGTGCAAGGGTGGTGGCAGGGCGGGGCGGTGGTGTTCGGCGCTTCGGCGCCGGCCTTCACGCAGGCCGCGGTCGACCACAGCCAGCAGCAAACCCTGGCCATGCAGTTCCGGTTTGCCGTGGCCGGCACCGGCTCCAACACTTTGACGTTGCGAGGGCTCAAGGTATGGCTCGACCCCTGATCGGTGTGAACATCCACAGCAAGCCGTGGGGGTACAACGATCCCTACGTCTGGAACGGTGCGCCTTCCATCATCGATGCGGCTCACTCCATGGGGTTCGAGGCCGTGCGGCTCGACATCGGGCCCAGCAGCACCTACACCACCTTCCCGAACCCGCTGCAGCGTGTCCAGACCTTCATGGGCCTGTGCCGCGACCGGGGCCTGCAGGTCCAACTTGTGTTCACGCTGCCGTTCAAGTCGAACCGCACCAATGACGGCGCCTTCCCGGACACGGCTGCAGGGCGCTACCAGCAGGGGTTCAGCCTGGTGCGCGACACGCTCCAGGCGCTGCCGTACACGCCGGCCGAGATCGAGATCGAAAACGAGATTCCGATCGCCTGCGGCATTCCGTGGAACGCTGGCCAGACCATGGCCGAGTACGACCGCGCCTATCCAAACACCGGCAATTTCACGTTCACGGAGTGGTCGCAGGTGATGCGAGGCGAGTACGACGCCATCCGGCAGTTCGCGCCGACCGCCAAGATCATCTTGGGCACGGTGAGCCGCAATTACGCCTTCATCCCCTGGATGCGGGCGCGCGGGATCGACCCGGACATCGTGGGCTTTCACATCTACTTTCGGCCCGGAAACGAGGAATCTCTCGACGACTGGCAGGGCGGTGGATCGTGGCACCGCCAGGTGCTGGCCTATGGCAAGCCGGTCACGGTCAATGAGCTCAACGGCAATCCGGGCAGCGGCTCTGCCATGGCGCAGTGGGGCACCAAAGCCATGCGCGAGGTCGTGGCCTCGCCGGTGCCGGTGCAGAGCGTCTTCGTGTACGAATTGCTCGACTCGGCCCATGAGGGCGGATTCGGGCTGTGCAATTTGGTGCCGACCGGCGGCTACGTTGGCAAGCCGGTGGTGTCCGAGTTCCTCAAAAGCAAGGGGTAATCATGGGTGGCGGCGGTGGTGGTGATGGCGGGTACCAGGAACGCGCGGACGCGGAGGCGGCGCGCAAGCAGCAGGCACGCAACCAGCTGAACGTCTTGTTCGGGGTAGCGCCGACCGGTGGCGGCCCGGCCGCGCCCGACCGGCAGGCCTTCTACAAGCAGGGCGGGCCCGTGGCCGAAGACGGCAGCATGCCGGGCATGTTTGATGAGGCCGGGTACAACGCTGCACAGGCCGAGTACAACTCGGCGCTCGGCCTGGGCGCCGAAGCGGAGCGCAACAAGGCGGCTCGTGAGGCGCTGTACGGCAAGGTGCGCGAGGACGCTTTCACTGCAGGCAAGCGGCAGCTTGACGAGCGGCGCGACGAAGCAGCCCGCAAAACCAAGTTTGCGCTGTTCGAGCGCGGGCTGAATGGGTCAAGCCAGGCCGACGACCAGAACACATTGGTCAACCGCACTTACCAGCAGGGCCTGCTGGACCTCGGTGCACGCGCCGACGGCGTTCGAGCGGACCTCAGCGGAAACGATGAGCAGACCCGCCTGGGCCTGCTGGAATCGCTCAACGCAGGCACGGACCAGGGCAGCGCGATCAGCAGCGCCCTGAACCAGATGAAGGTCGCCAGCGACAAGGCGGCGGCCACGGCGGCGGGCGCCAACCTCGGGGACCTGTTCGGCGACGCCGGGCTGCTCTACAACCAGAACAACGTCAACAACGCGCGCATCGCAGCGCGCAACAGCTTCAACCAGCAGTACCCGGGCCTCACCGGCCAGGGCTCGGGGCCTCTTTACTCTCGGACGGGCTGACCATGGGACCAGAACTCCTTCTCGCCCTGGGCACCGCCGCTGGCGGCGCCTACATCAGCAACCAGGCGGACAAGCGCCGAGCCGGCGAGCAACGCTCAATCCTGAACCGTTCGCTCGACCGCAGCGAGAAGGCGCAGGCCGAGACCACCGGCGACGTGCTGAAGGAGGCCCAGAAGTACGCGGGCGATCAGCGCATGGCAGAGCTCCAGCAGCAGGAGGCAGCGAACGTTGCCCAAGCCGAGAAGGATGGGGCCATCCGCAGCGCCGCCACCGCGGCCGTGCCCGGGCAAACCCAGGGCCAGCCGGGCACGATCGCTCTGGGGGATGCCGACAAGGCGCTGTCCGAGGGCAACCGCATGACGGCGATCGCTCGCGAGCTCGCCAAGGTGCGCGCACCAAACCAGCTGCTGGCTGCCGCACAGCTGCGGCGCGCCAACCTGGCGGGTGACACGAACAACCTGTGGAGCAACGACCGCTCCCAGGCGAACGCGGCCGGGCTTGACGCCCAGTCCGTCAAGGCCCCGTGGTGGGGCACCCTGGGCAAGGTGGCGCAGGCGGTCGGCACCGGCATGGCCGGCAGCGCGTTGGGCGCTGGGCTGATGGCCTCAGGCACTGCCTCGGCGGCTACCACCGGTGCCAACTACGGCGCCAACTACGGCCGCATCTTTGCAGGAGGTTGATCCATGCCACGCACGAGTTTCTCGATGGAGGCGGCCACGCCCGGCCTGAGCAAGTTGGCAGCAGCCATTGCTGGCGGTGGCGCGGCCGAGCGCAAGGCGTTCGACGACGAGACGATGACGCAGACCAAGATGGCGGCGGCCCTGGCGCAAATGGGTGCGCATCGTGCGGCGGCGGCCAAGGACGAAGCTCAGACGTCGATGCTGACCGGTCGGCCCGATGTTTTCGAAGAGCAGGTGGCGGCCAACGCCGGCTCCAGCATCCCGCTGGTCCGCGCAGTCCGCGACCTCATCAAGACGGGCGCGATGCCCGCGGACCCTTCGCGCCAGATCGGCCCGCCTACCGCTGAGGGGCAGATGGGCCTGGGCTCGATGCAGATCCCACCCGAAGCGGAATCCAAGATCCGGCAGGCGCTGAATGCCTTTGCGCCGGTGCTCACCAACGCCAACGGGATCGACGCCGACAACATTGCCAAGGCTGCGGGCGTCTACCGCACCCAGGGGCGCGAGGACCAAGCACTGGCCGGCGGCTTTGCGCCTGGGCAGCTCGAGAACCTGCGGCAGCTCAAGCTGTCGGAGGGAGGCAAGGACCGGTTTGGCGCGAACGCCGAGGGCGTGCTCGACCAGTTCAGCGGCCGTCTGGACACGTCCGCGCCGACCACGCAGGCCACCATCGGGCAGCGTCGCGCGGCTGCAGGTGCCAGCACAGCGGCGGCAGCCAACAGCTACGCCTCGGCCGGGCAGCACAAGGCACAGACTTCGAAGATCAACGACGAAATCGCTCTCGGCAAGAAGGGCGTGCTCCGAGACACCGACCAGGGGCTGGTCTCCATAAACCCTTGGACCAACGAAGTTACGCCGGTGAATGGATCGGATGGTCAGCAACTCGGCGCAAAGCTCAAGCAAGTGCCAGCTGCCGCCAATAAGGCGATCATCGAGAACGACCAAAATCTCAACAAGGTTGACCAAGCCCTTGCGCTGCTGAGAGGCGAGTCTGTAGGCGCTTTGCAGGGCGACACAAAAGCCACCGGGGCCAAGGGCTTCCTTCCAAATTCTCTGCTCAACCGGATGGACCCCAAGGGGGTCGACACGAGGGCGATGATTTCCGACATCGGGTCGCTGGTGTTGCACGACCGAAGTGGTGCCGCCGTGAGCGCCTCCGAGTCGCCGCGCCTCATGCCATTCATCCCGCTTGCCTCTGACGACCCCGTCACGGCAATGAAGAAACTGACCAGGTTCAAGCAGGTGTACGAGCAGGAGCAGGAGGCGCTGAACATGACGTATAGCAGAGAGCAGGGGTACAACCCGAACCCTCTGAGTGACCCCAAGCGGCGTGCCACAGACAAGGCTCAGGCCCAAGCTGCACCGCCTGCAGCACACGCACAAGGCGGGTCAGCGCCGCAAGCGAACCGAAACATCCGGGTCAACTTCTGAGGCCGCCATGCCCTACAGCATCACGACAGAGGACGGCATCACCGTCGACAACATCCCGGACCATCTGCAGCCCGACGCGCCCGAGCTCAAGCAGCGCGTCGCGCAGATCAGGGCCGTGGCAGACGCGAACAAGCCGGCGGCGAAGCCCGTCGAGAAGATCTCGACCCTCGAGCGCGTAGCCACGGGTGCTGCTGACCCGGTGCACGCCGGTGCGCAGCTGCTGACCCACGTGCTGCCGACCGGTGTTGTGAACGCCGTCAACAGCGCCAACAACTGGCTTGCCGACAAGACCGGCCTCGTGGCGAAGGTGCCAGAGGGCGGCGTCGACCAAATGGTGCGAGACCGCGAAACGGAGTATCAAGCGCGCCGTCAGGCATCGGAAGCGCCAACGCTGTCTGGCTTGGTCACCGGCCAGAAGCCGGAGCCGGGTTTCGACTGGGCGCGGCTGGGCGGCAATGTGGTCAGCCCAGCAAACCTGGTTCTTGGTACGCGGGCGGCTGGCGCTGCCGAGGCCCTGGTGCCGGCCATCACTCGCCTATTCCCTGCGCTGGGCCGGCTGGGCCAGGCACTGCCGATGGTCGCAACCGGTGCTGCATCCGGGGCTGCCGGAGGCGTAGCCACACCGGTGACCGACATCCCACAGGGCGGGTCGTTCGCCGGCGAAAAGGCCAGCCAGGTCCTGGGTGCCGGCGCTGCTGGGGGCGTGCTGGGTCCCGTTGCCCAGAAGGCGGGAGAGGTCGTCGCCAAGGGCGTGCGCGGCATCACCGCGGCAAAGCCAGTGGCGCCCACCGCGGAGCAGGTGAACGTTGCCATGAACAACCTGTTTGATTCGCAGGGCGTGAAGCTGCAGGACGTGCCAAAGGTCGTTCAGGATTCGGTGTCACGGCAGCTTACCGAGGCGCTGACTGCCGGTCGCAAGCTCGACCCTGCCGCCATGGTGCGCCGCGCCGAGGCGGAAGCCGTGGGCCTCACGGGCGATGCGGGAATGACGGTTGGCCAGGCCAGCCGCAACCCCATCCAATTGGCGCAGGAGAAGAACCTGAGCGGCGTGGTGCTGGACGGCCCCCAGGGCCAGTACAACCCGATGGCGGACCGCATCAACAACCAGAATATCGCGCTGCAGGAGGTCTTCAAACGCGCCGGAGCGGGCGGCGCGGTCGACAACACGACGGCAGGCGACAAGATCCTGCGCGGGCTGAAAGATGCCGATGTGCCGGTGAAGCAGGGCGTCGACGCGGCCTATGCCAACGCGCGCGCACTGGCCGGGGGCCGCGCTGCCGAGCTGGAGCGCGAGCACTTCATCCGCACGGCGAACGAGGCCCTCGACCAGGGGCAGTGGGGTCGGTATGTGCCGCCAGAGGTGCGGGGCATGCTGAACGACATCGCCACCGGCAAGAGCCCATTCACGGTCGACGCCGAGGTGCAAATCGACAGCATCCTGTCCAAGGCTCAGCGCTCAGCTGGGCAGGGGTCGCCGCAGGCCTCGGCCATCGGCGTGATCCGCGACAAGCTGCGCGAGACGCCGATGGCACAGCCCAAGCCCCCGATGCAAGGGGCTCCGAGCGTTGCGGAGCAGGCCAACGCGGCCGGCGTGGTCGACAACGGCGTCACCGACGTGCCGTTCCGCGAGGTGACGCCAACCGCATTGCCAAGGCCGCCGAGCACCGAGCTCGCCACCGAGCCGGTGCTTCCGCAGACGCGACAGCCTGGCCGTGCGCTTGGACCGGCATCGCCGGTGCCGCCGACTGCGGCGCCTCCCATCGATGAAGGTGCCGCCGCTCGCCAGGCCTTCGCTGAGGCTCGCCAGGCAGCCCGCAGTCGGTTCGCGCGCATCGAAGAGACGCCCGCCCTGAAGGCCGCGCTGGAGGACGCAGCACCCGACAGCTTCGTCCGAAACTACGTGCTCAACGCGGACGTGCGCGACATCAAGGCCATGCAGAAGGTGCTGGAGGGCAACCCAGAAGCGCTTGGCCAGGCCCGCGCCCAGGTTGCAGAGCACCTGCGCCAAGCCGCCTTCGGTGCCAACGCCTCCGGTGACAAGACCTTCGCCTCCGAGCGCTACTTGAACACGCTCAAGGGCATCGGAAAGCAGAAGCTCGAAGCGTTCTTCACCCCCGAAGAGGTGGTACAGCTGAACCTGGCAGGAAAAGTGGCCAGCGACCTGAACAGCGTCCCAGCAGGGGCCCGCTACGCCGTCAACAGTTCCGGCTCGGGAGCCGCCGTGTTCAACCTGCTCTCGAAGATCGTTGACGCGGTGCCGGGCGGCAAGTACGTGGGCGGTGCTGCGCGCTTTCTGGGCAACCAGGCCGGCCAGGTGCAGACGGCCAAGCAGATTCAACAGGCTTTGTCCGGGCAGCTTCCGCGTGAACCGGTGCCGCTACCCCCTGAGACGCTCGACATGCTCAGGCGGCTGCTGCCCCTGTCGGCTGCGGCGGGAGGCACGGGCGCGGCCTATGCGGGCCAGGACTCGGCTCCATAACCACAGCACGGCAGACCAAAAAATAGGGGACAAGACGCCCGCAAGGGCGCCGCGCAGGGCGTCGTTGTTCATCCCGCCAGTGGACCCAAAACGGCGGGAAAACACAACCCAGGCCACCAGACCATGGCCGGCATGGCACAGGCACCCATCTACACGCGCGTCACCGATTTCTCGCAGGACGAACTGAACAACGTCGGCGGGCGCTCGACGGTTGGCACGGCGAAGCTTGATGCCGAGCTGGACAACATTCAGGCAACCGTCAACGCGCTGCGAAGCAACCTGACGGCCATCCAGCGCGACGACGGGAAGCTGCGGGACTCGTCGCTCAGCATCAACAGCCTTGACGCCACGGTGCTGGCCGCTTTGGGCATCACCGGCGCCATCCGCGGCGCCTGGCTCACTGCCACGGCCTACGCTGTGCGCGACATCATTCAGCAGGGTGGAAACACCTACATGGCGCTGGTCACGCACACCAGCGGCACGTTCGCAACCGACCTGTCTGCGGGACGCTGGTTCCAGCTGGGTGGGTCCAGCGCCGTGCGCACCGGCATCGGTGCAGCGACTCGCGCCATCGCCGCAAAGGTGCAGGACTTCACCACCACAGCCGACACCAACAGCTTGACCGGCGACATGGTGGCAGACGACTCCACCGCCCTGGGCAGCGCCCTGACCGACTTCGCGGCATCCAACCGGACCAGCTTGCACTTCGTGAGCGGGATGCGGCACCGGACCACCTCCAACCTGGCCATTGCCGGTGCCCTGAACTACGCGAGCGGTGCTGACACGTTCCTGCGCGGCCACGGCGCCCGCATCTACGCGGACCACTTGGGCACTGCCTTGACGGTGGGCGACTACACCAATCACGGCCCGGGCTACCGCATCAACTACCACGTCGACGGCCTCAACTTCTTCGGAAAGACCGGCCAGGACGTGACCACCAGCGGATCGGTCGGCCTTCTCGTCAACAGCACGGCCAATGTCTTCACCGAAGACAACACGATCAGCGGGTTCCAGTACGGTCTCAAGGGGCAGGGCGCACTGATCTGCGACTTCACGAACCTGACCAGCCGAGACAACGGATTTGGGGCGCACTTCACGGCGGCCAACGGCTTCAGTCCCAACAGCATCAACCTGTGGGGCGCCAGGCTGATCGAGAACAAGCTGGCCCTTTACATCAACGACACCTCCCAGGGGGAGACCAACCTGTTCGGGTGCCAGACTGAGGGCAACAACCAGGGCGGCAACTCCGCGGATGGCAAGGTCATCAGCGACCACCAGAATGCTGGCTACACCAACCTGATTGGCTGCCACGACGAAGGCAACCCGGGCCAGATCAACCGGCGGTACGTCGGCGGCGACGTCGGCAAGGGCCTGCTGATCGCCGGCTCACAGCTCATCAGCAATTCGGGCACGGTGTTGGAGATGACGCAGGGGTCGCTGACCGCAGTGTCGTCGCGGATCACTGGCGGCATCACGAACCAGGTCAACCTGGCGAGCAACGCGGCCAGCGCAGTGCTCATCAACACCGAGACGAGCCTGAGCGGCACGCTCGATCGGGTGCAGGCGCTGCGGTACGGCAAGACTTCGTTCGGCGCGAACTCGCCACTTGTCGGCGACCCGCTGCTGTGGGCGCGCCCTGCTGCGATCGCGGACTCCGGCAACATCGTCGCGCGCTGGCAGAACAACAACATCGTCGAGCAGTTCTACAACACGGCCGGGTCTCGGGTCGGTTATCGCTCCTGGAACACTGGCAGCAATGCCGTTTTCTTCCAGGACCAGGCGTACGGCTACGAGTTCTATGGCAGCAATGCGGTGCGCTTCTTCGTTGCGCGCAACGGTGCTCAGTCAATTGAACCCGGCGCAGCCAACGCGGTCCTGTGTGGCAGCGCTGTGTTGCCTTGGTCTGGCGGCAACACACAGGTGGCCTTCACGATCACCTCGGACGAGCGCACGAAGCTCAACCCTGTTGACATCGACGACGCGGCGCTCGACGCTTGGGCAGAGGTGCGATGGGTGGTTTACCAACTCATCACCTCGTACCAAGAGAAGGGCGACGAAGCTCGACTGCACTCGGGCACCGTGGCCCAGTACATCCTCGGGGCGTTCGAGCGGCAGGGCTTGGATGGCCGTCGGTTCGCCTTGCTCTGCCATGACAAGTGGGACGACCAGTTCCGCGACGTGCCTGCCGTTCAGGAGCGTGTACCCGCCGTGGTGAAGGTCATTCCGGCACACGAGATCCCTGCGCACATCGACAAAGATGGCCTCTTCGTGCTGACCAAAGAGGTGGGCGAGGAGGTCGTCGAACTGGAGCCGGCGTATATCCGCGAAGTGTCGCCGGCCACCAAAGAACTCGTGCGCGCGGCGGGCGACTGCTGGTCGGTGCGCTACGAAGAAGCCTTCGCGTTCGAGGCCGCATGGAACCGGCGCGAGCACAAGCGCATGGCCGCACGTGTCGAGCAGTTGGAGGCGGCCTTGGCTGCCCTGAAGCCGTGAGGTGAGCCATGCAGCTGACGCCACCCCCTCAGCCAGCCCTGGACATCGTGTCCGCAGCGATCAAGGCGTCGGCATTCGTCTTCGGATCTGAGGCGGCGGCACAGTACATCGGGCCCTATCTGGTCATCATCGTCGCCTCATGCGTGGGCGCCTACCTGGGCACGGTCAAAGACGACACGAAGACCTCCATGGCCACCCTCGTGAACGCAGCGGTCGGGACCCTTGCAGCCGTGCTGGTCACGGTTTCCATCTCGATGGTGTGCGCCAAGTACACCCCGTTTGAAGCCCAGGTGTGGTTCGTGCCGATCGCCGGGCTCATCGGGTTTCGCTACAAGCAGATCCCCAGCGACCTGGGCCGGCTGTGGGGCTTCGGCACGCGGCTCCTTGGCGACTGGCTGCGGCTGCGCTTCAGGGAGACCGAAAAATGATGATGACCCCCACCAACGGTCAGCTGCTGCTTGCCATCGTCAACTGCGTGCTGTGCCTCTTCGTCGCTTACTCGTGCCTGATGCGGGCGAAGGTCATGCGGCAGTGGAGCACGCGATGGTCATGGCAGCTGCGCTACGCCGCGCTGTTCGGGGTGTCGGTGGTCGGTGCCTTCGCGCCGCTCACCATGGGCGAATGGCCCGGTTGGTTTCACATCTCGATCGAGGGCGCCTTGCTTTCGATCATTGGCCTTGGCGGCTCATGGGAAGAGGACGGAGTTCCCCCCTACGCGAAAAAACACAACGTGAAAGCCAAAGCCTGAGCACCACCCGCGGCCTGGCCGCATAACCGCCGATAGTGAGGTCCCCCCATGAAGTCGAAATTGTCCGTTGTCGCGCTCGCCGCGATGTCCTTTGCTGCGCATGCGCAGACCGCCTCCACGGCGCCCACCACCAAGTACTACACCTTCCCCCGCCCCGGCGCCCTGTACGACGGCTCAACCCGCGTGAACCAGAAGGACTACTGGAGCGGCCAGGAGTGCCTGGACGACCTTGAAAAAGCAGTGAAAGCGAAGCGTGCGCTCAACCCGAGCGCGCCCGTGGTCGGCATGCGTTGCCGCGCGGAGACAGGCGGGGTCAGTGAGCTGGTGCAGCCAGGCAAGAATCCGCCCCCCCCCGTGGACCCCGACCCCATCCCGCCAGTCAAAGAAAACCCGCCCGTGACATCGATGCCGCCCGGCATCTTGGCGGCCAAGCCCTTCCCGGTTGGTTCGGCTGGGTACAGCACCGAGCGCCTGTCCCCGTTCGTGCCCGGCACCGGCCTGCCCGGCATTCAAGGCCCCTACGACGTGGGCGCGTTCCGTCTGCAGTGCCAAGCTTCGCACGTCGCCAATGACGACCCCATCGTGTACCCAGGGCAGCCCGGCCGCTCGCACCTGCACACGTTTTTCGGCAACACCACGACCGATGCCTACTCGACGAACGCCTCGCTTGTGGCCAAGGGCAACTCCACCTGTAACGGGGGCACCATCAACCGCACCGGCTACTGGGCGCCGTCGATGATCAACATGACGACGAAGCAGGTCGTCATGCCGGCCTATGCAGACTTCTACTACAAGACCGGCTACGGCGGCGTGAAGCCGGCCGATGTCAAGCCGTACCCCGCGGGTCTGCGCATGATCGCTGGTGATCCGATGAATCGCCGAGTCGGCACTGGACAGCCGTACCGCTACATCTGCCACAACACGCTGTCCGCCACGGGCGGCCTCATTGAGGCGCAGACCTTCGTGAGCTGCCCGGTCGGCGACTACATGAGCATGGAGGTGTTCTTTCCGCAGTGCTGGGACGGCAAGAACCTGGACAGCCCGGACCACAAGAGCCACATGGCCTACCCGGCTGGCAACGGCTGCCCGCAGTCGCACCCGGTGGCCCTGCCCGAGTACTCGATGCACATCCATTACCTCGTCACGGCCGCCGGCGTAGAGCGCCAATGGAAGCTGTCGAGCGACGA